AGGTTATGAAGACCGCAACGGTCGAGGCGAAAAGGGTTGAGCAATACATAGCGGACCAGCTAACAGAAGGCGGTTTCTATGAAGAACTTGCTGAATTCATTAAAGATTTTTCTACTTACCCTACGGCTTTTCTCAAGGGTCCTATCATTAGAAGGAAGAAAATGCTCGTATGGGATCAAGATCCAGACGGCACATCCACCCCTGTTGTACGTTGGAAATACATTCGATCATTCGAGAGAGTTAATCCTTTTGACATTTATGTATCGCCAGGATCCAGAAACATTCAAGATGGTTACATCATTGAGAGACAGCGTCTACGAAATTTCGACTTACTCAAAATGAAGGGGGTCCCTGGATTCGATGATGGAGCTATTGACGAAGTCCTGTATGAGTACACGGCTGGTGGCCTTAAAGATTGGTTGTGGACGGACCAGGAGCGTGCGAATCTCGAGTACCGGCCAAACGAGCAAGAGGATCCAGACGCCATTATCGAGGCCCTGGAGTATCACGGCGATATCCCTGGATACCTTTTGATTGAATGGGGAATGGACCCGAAACTTATCAAGAATCCAGCGGAGCCTGTACCGGCGAAGGCGCTAATGATAGGACGATGGGTTATCATGGCCAGGATCAATGAGAATCCTTTTGGAACGAAGCCTTATTATGCGGCCAGTTTCGACCGGACAAGCGACTCTCTTTGGGGTAATGCTCCGCCCGAGCTTATGGAAGACACGCAGAGAATTTGTAATGCGGTTGCCAGAGCCCTGGTGAATAACCTGGCGATTGCATCAGGCCCCCAGGTTGAGGTTCATAAGGACCGACTGGAATCAGGCGAGAGAATGACTCTGTATCCGTGGAAGGTATGGAAAACAAAGTCGGACCCCGTCGGGCGGAATAGAGAGGCGGTCCATTTCTATCAGCCAAATGCCCTGACAGACGTGCTAATGAATGTTTATCAATACTTCTTTGGCCAAGCTGGTGAGCAATTGGGTGTACCGGCTTACGAGCAAGGTATTGGCGGAGCGGCCGGTGGAGCGGGTAAAACGGCCCACGGCCTTTCAATGCTTATGACGGCCGCAAGCAAAATTATAAAGGATGCGATTACTCGGATCGACACGGAAGTAATTAAACCGGCTGTTTACAATACCTGGCTCCATACCCTTATCCATAATGACATTGACTACCAGGGAGATATCAACATTGTGGCCAGGGCCAGCGAGTATCTATTAATTGCAGAGCAATTACAGGCGAGACGAATTGAGTTCTTATCCATGACAAATAACCCGACCGACATGGCTATTATCGGCCAGGAAGGAAGGGCGAGAGTACTGAGGGAAACTTCTAAGGTACTTAAAATGGACGAAGATATTGTCCCGACGGACCGAGAATTACCAATGGCAATCGCCCAAAATATGCAAATGATGGGCATGGGGGCACCTATGGGCGGTGGCGGTGGTGGGGCACCACCAGGCGGGGCGCTCGGGACTGAATTTGAAAATCCACTATTACCGCCATTGGCGAGACAGGCGCAATTCTAATGGATTCAAGCAAAGAATATCTTGACTACAAATCGAAGTGGTCTGAGAATAAGCCGAAAGGCGTTAGTGAGGCCAGGTTTAAAGAAGTCAAGTCGGCCCTGATTAGAGAGGGAGCGGCTAAAAACCCTTATGCCCTGGCATCTCACATTACCAAAAAAGAACTCCGAAAAAAGAAATGGCGAGGAAGGAAAAAATAATGGCAGATCAAAGCACGGAATATACGACTACCGCTCCGGAAACGAAGTCAACAGAAGAAGTTAAGCTCCAGGCGGCAAAGACAACCCGACAAAAGATGCGGGGCAAGCGTGGGAAGAAAATTAGACACGGCAGTTACTTCGGGGCAAAGGGCGCTTACAAGAAACAACTTGAAGAGGCTGGAGAGGTATAAATATGTTATGGATAGGACTTGCAATAGGAATCGCAATCGGTGTAGCCGGTACCCTATATGGCCCGAGTCTATGGAAATGGGTCAAGGCTAAATGGAAGCCGATTACCTGGTAACATTGTGAATTGGGGGAGACATGATACCGGCATTCAACTCAAGACAATTAGAAGGTATATCCAGAGACTTTCACTCTCAGGGGATTCGAGCAATTTTGGATTATCTCGGGGAAGCGAAGTTGACGGTAGCCATGAAAGCGGCCAGGTCGACGAATCAGAAGGAAGAGTTAAGCGGAATGTCGATAGCTCTCGAGGACCTGGAGAAGCTGATTAAACAGTCTCGAGATGCCGCCGAGCAAATGGAAGCGGCTGATAAGCAAGAGGCTTTAATTATGAAGCGTGATATAATCACGCCGTAAGGGCCATAACGGCCAGATATAACCCACCCTTTAACGTATAAGGAGATTATCATGTGGAGAGCAGACGTATCTTTTGGAATCACAAGGATTGCACAACTTAACGCCCTTGGATATTGGATTCAGCGGCCCGTAACAGACGGGGCCATTGAACCAGGTGGATCAACAATCATGCTGGATGCCGACGACAATACCGTCGACATGACTTTAACTCCAGAAGAAAACAAGTATTACATGATTGGTTGTGTGAACGACGACAATTCAGTAACCATTACCCTGGACGGTAGCTGGACGTTTAACGGGACCAACAACGTGGCCACCTTTACAATAGGTGACTCTATCGTTGCTTTCGCCGATGGGGAAAATGAAATGCTGATTCTGTTATCAAACAACGGAGTCGTCTTGTCATAAGAGGGCGTAGGGCCATGATGGATAAGGTCCTTAATTTATAGGCAATTGCCGGACTAAACCGAGGGGTCTGAAATGGCCCCTCACAAATCATAAGGGGGAGAAATGCCAGTTAATAAGAAAAATAAGAATCCAGAATTAACACCGCAAGAGCGCCAGGCCGCTTGTCAGGTAGCTGTTAATACGGCTTTAGATAAGTTTAATTGTGACATCGTGCCCATGACTCAAATCGTGGCAAACCGTGTTACAAGTCAATGCCAGATCTTTCCACGTCAAGAAGGGAAGACCGATATGCCAGCCGCCGGATCGAAGGCTCCGGCCAGAAAGACTCCGGTGAAAAAGAATGCCCCACGAAAATAAAGGCGACACCCTGGCCGATTTAAAGGCCAAGGATATTGATAACTGGCAACATCTTATGAAGCAAAAGGGTGAGCGTTTCTTTTATGATAAGATGCAAACAGCCTTCGGCGCTTATGGTGAGTTTTTACGCCAGGCGCTCATCCGTGTATGCGACGTAGATATGCGTGCAGTTATTAATAAGGCAAAGAATCCGGATCAAGGTGGACACATTCTGGACGCCGCCCTGGCTCAAAAAGGAGTCCAGGTTGAGGAAAGAAACTACAAGAACTCAACAGACCATGACAGGGCGGGATTATATGTCTATAAAAACAATGAGATAGCCGCTTTTATTGGAAAGATTCAGAAGCATCAGATTATGAATAAGCTCCAGATCTATACAACCGAGCGAATATCTTAACAATATTTGTTTTTGCCTTGACATTTTACTCATTATAAATGTTTAGGTTTTATTGAGAGCGGGGGGAAAGAGCACATTTTCATCCGCACCAGGTTAAATACTCCCGAGGGGGCTTAACCAGGTTAATGAATACCGGCGAGACCGGCTCAGAAAGGAGACTTCAAAATGGCTAAAAAGGTGACCGAGAAAGAAGCTCAGAAAAAGAACATTCCAGAGAGCGTTTTAAAACAAGGTGTAGCCGCCGACGATAAGCAAAAAGAAATTGTCGACGGTGTAGATCCCGAGGCCAAGGCGAAAGCCGAAGCTAAGGCTAAAAAGGAAGCAGAGGCGAAAGCCAAAGCGGAAAAAGAGGCCAAAGCTAAGGAAGCCAAGGCCAAAGCCGATGCCGAAGCGGACGCTACGGCGGCCCAGGATGAAGGGGCAATCGGAGAGCGCTCAGAAGTTCCAGCTATCGAGGATTGGGAGCATAAGTACAAGGTCCTCGAGGGTAAGTATCGAGCGGAAGTACCGACGCTGACCGCCGAATTAAATGCGCTGAAGGACAAACTTGATAAGCAAGGCCAGATCATAGCCAGCTTACAGGACGTCACGGAAGCGCAGAAACTTGCTAATGCGAATTTACGCCAAGGGCCAGCCGATAAACCGGCAACCCAACAGCTAAATCCGGAAGACTTTGAAGGGTATGGACAAGAAATTGTCGACCTTGTAAATTTCTCAAACAAATTAGCAGGGCGAAACGCCGAATTAGAGGCGAATCCTAACCAGGCGGGGGCGGCAGACGACACGTTAAGTCAACGAGTCGATAGGATTGAGCTTACTCACCAGCAAAAATCTGAGCGAGAATTTAATTCGGCCCTGGATCGACAGATACCAGGGTGGCGCAATCTCAATAGAGATAAGGCGTTCATGGATTGGCTACAACATCCGGATAAAATGTCAGGCATTCAACGCCTGGAGTTGGTCCGGAATGCGGCCGGAACGTTTGACACGGGTCGAACCGTGGAAATTTTTAGCGCCTATGCTCTTGAAAAGGGGCTCACTTTTGAAGGCCAGGAAGAACGAACCCAAAGCTCTGGTATTCAAGACGATACGAGTGGCGAAAGTACCGGACTCGGGACGGAAGCAATGCCGGACCGAACGGTTGCAAGTACCGGCGAGGGCCAGCCAAGGGAGCAATATGCTACCAAAAAGCAATTTGACCAGGCCCAAAAGGATTATATTGCCGGTCGAATCGAAGAGGACAAATTCGACGAAATTGCCAATTCGTATCAGACTGCGGTTGCCAAAGGCCAAGCGAAAGAAGAGTAATCTAATTCCGTTTTAAGCCTCGGGTAGCCACTTAACCTAATTAACCCATAACTAACCCATTAGGAGGCTTAAAATGGTATCTAATTCACCTGGGACCCCTCAATACAGCGGGACCTTTGTACCGGAAATTTGGTCGGGAAAACTCCTGGTTAAATTTTACGCCGCAACGGTTATTGCCGCTATCACAAACACCGACTACGAGGGCGAAATTCGAGACGTCGGTGACAAGGTAATCATCAGAACGGTTCCGGATATTCAAATCCGAGACTATTCAAAAGGCCAGTCTTTACAGATCCAGAGACCGGAAAGTCCGAACACCGAGCTCGAAATCGACAAGGCCAAATACTTCAATTTTATTTGCGACGATATCGACAAACATCAAACGGATCTTGCTTTAATGGACTCCTGGGCTCGGGACGCTTCTCAGCAAATGAAGATCGTCGTCGACCGTGAGTTCCTGGGCGACGTTTACGCTGATGCCGATTCCGATAATAAGGGAGCCACCGCCGGAGCCGAAACCGGTGGATTCGATATGGGGTCAACGGGAGCACCGTTTCCTGTATCAAAGGCCAATGTCCTTGATTTTATCGTCGACGTCGGGACAGTTCTCGACGAGCAAAACATTCCGGAAGAAGACCGCTGGATGGTCCTACCGCCATGGGCGTGCGGGACAATTCAAAAGTCCGACCTCAAGGATGCTTCCCTGGCCGGTGACGGCACAAGTATCCTACGGAATGGGCGGATCGGGATGATCGACCGTTTCACGATTTATGATTCCAACCTTCTAACGAAGGTCTCGGATTCTGGCAAGGTTGCGTTCCATGCAATGGCCGGACATAAATCAGCGATCTCATTCGCCGCACAAATGACAAAAATGGAGTCAATCCGCTCCGAGCAAACCTTTGGGACCCTGGTTCGTGGGCTTAACGTCTACGGATACGAAGTTCTAAAACCGGAATCGCTTGTGGATATGTATATCTACAAAGCAACGGTTTAATCGGCTCCCCCCTGGTTAGGGGTCAGAGCCCATGCTTGTAAAGGCAGTAGGCCGAGACCCCTGGCCTTAACTTTTGTCATTAGTTGCTTACTAAACCATTAACCTAAAAAGGAGTAATATATCATGGCTAATTATAACTTTAAAGGACAAGCTCCGGCCATTCCTTACGACGCCGTTGGCTTCGTTCAGCTTCGGAAAACGATCAATATTCCGGAACTGATTGCCAACCAA